GTATTTCCATAGGCAGTATTAGATAGTAAGGCAGCATATCCTAAAGCTACATTTTGTGTTCCAGTAATATTACTTACTAATGTTCTATGTCCAACTGCTGTATTTCCATTAGCTGTAGTATTTGCATTTAACGCCTGATACCCCACTGCAGTATTAGTACCACCTGTAGTATTTGATGCTAATGCAGTTACTCCTATTGCTGTGTTTGTTGCAGCTGCTCCCCCACCTTTACCTACTGTTAATCCTGATATAGATGCGTCATTAGCTGTGGTAACTGTTGTGCCGTTAAAGGTAAAGTTAGCAGAATCTTGAAGTATCCCACTAGTACCTGCATAGGTAACTCGACCTGAAGTAAGTGCAGAATTAGTTACACTTGATGCTGAAATAGCTCGTCCAGCAGTTAAATTTGCAACTGAAACTTGTTTAGTAGTGCTGCCTTGAACAATTGGCAAAACTTCGGTGCCGGCTAACGGTACGGTTGATGCGGGTAATCCTGATATTTTGGTATCTGCCATAATTTTTCCTTAAACTAAAATAAACGAACCATCTTCTTGAATAAGATTATTTGATGATTCTGTTATTAAATTATCAAATTCTTGATCTCTACCATAGCCAGAAAATAAGCTAATTACGCTTCCTAAGCCAATGGCCACACCATTCCGCATTGCGACGCCAAAACTCATCTTATATTAATCGGTTTAGCAAATACGGTTCCACTAGCAGAAACTTGTAGCGCACTAACACGCCAGGGAGCGCCTGAACCGGTTTGCGGTGCAAAAAATGGAATAGGTGTATATGCAGGGATTGGCGTACTTGCAGATGTTGCAACGGCACCAACGCCAACAGCAATGTAAGCATCTTGAGTACACCATACTACTACACCTTGAGGGCCTGGCGCCCAAGGGCCTAATGTTACAGCGGTGCCGCTTGTTGTGTCTGAATCTGCAGGATAAACTGCATCTTCTAATGGTCTAAGTAATTCCATATTAATTCCTTATGCTAAAAAGCGAAGTTTATAAAGAGTGGTTAAATATAATTCTATCACATTATCTATGAGTTGTTGTAAAGGGGTATCTTCTTTATCACAAACTTTATATCTATCAGCTTCAATTTGTTTTAGCTGATCTTCTAAAAATTCAATAATATTAGTAGTTTTTTTAGCTGATTGTAATGAAATAGGGCCAATTAAACCATATCGACCTTGATAAGCTTCAGCAAACGCGTCCGCATGATCAATAATATTTTCATAAAATTTTTGTAAAGCCTTATGTTTAGCATAACTTCTAGTATTTAAGTGAACAGAGTGCGTAACATCTCTAGCTAAAAATAGTGTTCCTATAAAATTTTCGCAACTCATACGGGCGCTCCTTGATCTATTGGCATTTGTTCTGGCATTTGTTCTGGCATTTGTTCTGGCATTTGTTCTGGCATTTGTTGTAGCATTTCACGATTTTGCCCTGGCATTTGGCTTACTAAATCGCCGCTTGTAATCATACCATGAACCGTACCCATGACTATATCTTGTATTTGTTCAGGTGACATATTAGCTTGGACTTGAGCTAATCGTTTAGTTTCAGCATCAAAAGCTTTAATTTGAGCTTCAAAATCTTTACGTTCCATGTCTTGTACTTCAATAGACTTGCTAACATTTTCCATCATGCCGTGTAATTGATCTAATTCTTGAGCCATAGCTTGAATTTGTTGTTCAGCAGCTTGTAGCTCAGGTGTTTTATCATCGTCACTTAATAGTTTAGGATCAATAGTTTTAGCAAATCGTTTAGCCATTTCTTGCGCGCCAGGCCAATCCATGTTTTTAACAAACAAATCGCCAGCAACAGCCCATAATTGAGGATTACCTTGTAATAATTGGCTCATAGCATCTAATGATTCTTGACGTTTAGTCATATAACTTGGGCCTGTTGTTACACAAACATCGTATTTACCAACGCTAGGATTGTATACTTTTTCAATAACAACACCTGTTTCATCAACGACTTTTCTAACTGGTTCGGGTTGATTAGGGTCTATTTTAGCTATACCTGTTTCACCATCAATACCAATAATACGAGCAATACGTTGTGTATCATATATTTTTGGTATTAAATCTACTAATTGACGCGTACCATATCTAATAGCACGGGATAAATTATCAACAAAATGATACGTACCTGTATCACCTTGTTTTTCGCGCGCTAAAATTGCACGGCCTGATCGTTCGTTACTTGTAGCACCTAAACTTGAATCATATTGACCTGTTGTAGCTTTAATATCATCTGATGCACCCATTTTGGCTTGAATTAAACCAGTTTGTGCCATAGGCGGCAAAGCACGTTGTGGTAAAGGTAATACGGCACCATTTCCATCTGTTACATCAGGGTTAACTTCTAAATATGGCCAATTAGTTGTATTAGCTGTTTTCCATTGGTTTTCGTAACCTTCAAATTGACCACCATATCCAATAAATGGTGCTTTAGGTGCAAGTGCTAACATTTCAGCTTCTTGTGATACCCAATAGTTATACATACGTTGTGCATCTTTAGCATTACGTACTAAACCTGATACATATAGACGACCATCTACTTCAAATTCATTACCTACAACGCGAATAACAGGAATAAATTTACCCGCCCAATCGCGTGATTCTAACATTTCAAACCCGTTTGTTTTACACCACTTAACTGTTTTAACATCGGCAGTGCGTGTTTTAATAGGTTTCATACCTAAAGCTTTCATTTGTTTATCTTCAGGTGTGCCTTCAAGTGCATTAACATTATTTGCGTATAAATTTAATTTTGTAGGTGTATGTTCATAATAAAAATATTCTGCAATACGAACAGTATTTTCTGAAAGCCATTGTGATGTTGATTGATCGCCAACGCCTTGTTGCATCATTACGGATAAAGGCATCGCATCAGGAAACTGACGTTCATACTCATCTTTAGTTAAATCTTCTGTAATAAAACACCATTCAGCATCAGCACCGCATGGGTCTTGAATAGTAGGATCCATATAAACACTGAAGGAATTGCGGATGCGGCCAATGCGTAAGTCTTGATCGAATGAATTGTCGTCGCAATATTCAGTGAGAATACGGAAATAGCCTTCCCCATAGGTAACTTGATTTTCACAAGCAGTATCATAAGCAACGTCAGCATCTGATATATATTCAATATGACGTACAACGCCTTCAAATATTTCAGCGACTTCAATGTCACCTTTATCATCAGCAGGAATAACTTTTCCTGAAGGTCTATTTTGACGTTGATCGTTAGTGACTTGTCTTACGTGCTGGGGTAATTTATTAATGGTTAAACATGGGCGAGCATTAATGGTTTGGCCTTGAACCGAACCGCGTGTAGCTAAAACATCGGCTGGCCATTGCCATTGATTATCTGGTGATCCCGCTTGAAATCTTAAATCATCTAATTCATCTTCGCGCGATTCAGAATATGCAGAAACCGCCATAGTAAAGCGGCTTTTCATTGTTGATATTAAATCACGATCATCACCATCAGCAACTCTACCTATTGTTTTCATTTCATCATTCATCTAATATCCCTATGACGTCTGGTTGACGCATTATTAAATAAGATTCACCATCTACGGTTACAGGCTGTCCTGAATATTCACCGAACATAATATGATCGTTTACTTTTAAATACATTTCATCTATATTACCATTAGGTAACTTCTTACCTTGACCAACGGCTACTATAACACCTGTTGATAGCTTTTTGTTAGTTTCTACAATAATAATGCTAGATAATTTTTCTACATCTTGTTTTACTAAAACACAATCACTTAAAGGTTTTAACTGCATTTTTTACCTTTTTTAGCTGCGGATCGTTTAACACTGTAGGCAATTGCAACAGCTTGTTTAGCTGGTTTGCCTGCTTTAACTTCAGCTTTTACATTTTCTCTAAAAGCTTTAGCACTCATTGATTTTTTAAGTGGCATTTTATTTTCCTTTTTTAGCTGTTTTTGCGGCTTGTTTAAATTGTTTAGCTGTTGGTGCGCCTTTAGATCCTACAGGGCGCATTTTTTCGCCGGATCCCGCAGCTATACGTGCTTTTTTTGCGTGAATATTTGAATACAATCCAGGTTTTGCCATTTTATTTTCCTTTTAACAGTTCCAACTTTTAAGAGCGGCTTTTGCACGTGGTGCATCGCCTTTTGCGTGCTTAACTACGCCTGACATTCTAGCACAAAAAGATTTCTTACGTCCTGCATCTGCTTTTGTTTTAGGGTTTGGTGCGGGTGCTTTTAAATTTGCATTATTTTTTGCATTGTACGCAGCGCGACCTTTAGCTGTCATACCTGCGCCTTTTTCGGTAGGCTTATAGTTAGCGCCTTTACCTTGTGTAGTTCGAGGAATTGGTTTGTCATGTTTCTTAGTTGCCATTTACGATCCCATCCATGATGTCAATACGCCGTTTCCTTGATATGATCTTCGTATGCTTTTTTCTACATACTCACGGTGTGCCACTGGAAACGCAAACGTGACACAAATAGCATCGGCAGCATCAGGTGACGCTAGTCCGCGTGCTTTCATTTCTTTTTTACCTTCTAAATATATTGTACCTTTAGAATCAGGTTTCATCAATGGTGATATAAGATCTGTTTTTAAATATCGATCATTTGGAATACTTGCTGATTTTAACCAGTCTTTCATGGTACCCCACATTTGCGCTCTCATATTACCATACATCATAGGGTTTTTTGATTTATTTGCAAAGTTTATACCACGTACCTTATACTTTTGTTCTTTTAACCTATCTAACACGCCGGCACCTAAACCACCTTCATCAATCACAACAAGCGCTGGTTTATATTGTTCTATCGCTTCAATGACGCGACCGACTGTTTCCATAGTATCATCGCCGCGATGTCTTTTAATTTCCACAATGTCACGACCTTGACGTACAGCGATGACGGTTGCATCGGCACCAAATCGAGCAGGGTCTACGCCAATTACAATAGGCGCAGTATTATCTTTATATCGTGGGCGATCCATCGCTTCATCCACAATATGACTTGGTATAAATTGATCGTCACTTGCATTTGGAAATTGACCATACACTTCAACGTGGGCTTGACTTGAATCCTGGCCATACTCATCTATGATCTGTTGATAAATCGCTTTATCAGTACCCTCAACGGTTCTAGCATCTACGATCTTATTTCGCCAAAACTCACGTTTATTATTAAACGCTTCATAAAAATAACCAGAGTTACGTCGTGGGTTACTAAATGCTAACCAAAATCTATTCGGCGTATTTTCCGTAAAGAACCCAGCCGCGACACTCCATATCGAATCATCAATACCTGATGCTTCATCAAATACGAGCATGACACCTTCAAAGTTGTGAACCCCTGCATAACTGTCCGGATTCTCAGCTGACCATAGTCGACCTTCCACACCCCAATACCTTGTACCCATCTTCAGATCACGTTCTACTAATTCAGTGAGCCATTTCGCCGGTAGCACTCTTGTCGCACTCACTTCAAACCAATGACTATTCATCGCCATACTTAACCATTTAGTAATCTCAGCCCAAGTGACTGATCTTAACTGCGCTTCACTATTAGCTGACACAATCGTGGTAGATCCAATTCTAGTCGATAGCATCCATATCACGACCCAACTGACCAATGCCGATTTGCCAATACCACGACCTGAACTGACCGCTTGCCTAAACGTATCAAAGTCTACTTTGCCTTGATTCTCTTTTATATGATTGCTTAGATCTTGAAGGATCTGACGCTGCCATTTTCTTGGCCCGTTGAAGTGTTCAAGTGGTGTACCTTTTTGACCCCATGGAAACGTAAACATCACAAACGCTAACGGATCGTCTTTTACTTGTGGCGCCCAAAGGCGCGTCATTAATTCTTGTTCTTCGTCCGAATTATATATCGGTGTTTGCATCTATGACGGTACCTTTTATGATTCTAGCTTCTGCATCTTGAAGCGCTTGAGAAATACTAATCTTCTGATAGACGTCTATATTTATCTCAGTCTTAGCCGTCCAACCATGTACGTGTTGCAATACTGCCAGGGCTGACTTAGGATCTTTATCCGTTTTAGCAGATTCAATTAAAACTTCCGCCATTTCCCGTTCGCCATCTGACTTACCTTTTTGAGCTGCCATCTCTGCGGCTGGATCTAATTGGCATAGTTGCCTAAATTCAGTCGGCAACATACCTGCAGCTAAAGCCAAGTTGTCATTCTTCAAACCAAGTTTAGCCGCATCATAAATGGCTTGTAGCCTAGATTCGGTTGCCTTAATTTCACGCGGTGTAAAAGGTATTGAGAGTACAGACATATGGGCATATTAGTTTATAGCTATGGTGCCGTCAAGCGAATTGCAAAAAAAATAAAAAAATTGTTCGTGAAACCATCTCGCAAATGACCGGCTGCCGTCAGGCCCTACCCCCCCCAGCAAACAGCAAACAGGCCACCAGCTGCCAGCTAAAAATCTAAGGGCTGTTAGCTGTTAGCTATCTGCCTAAAAAATAGGCAACTGTTAAGATGTGGACATTGTGGACAAAATGCAAGGCGCTTTTTATTTGGTGTTATTAAATTGTGGACAATGTGGACAACCTGTTTTTAAATTGTCCACATTGTCCACAAAATGCTTTTTGCTTTTTGCATTGGCGCGATTTGTGGACAAGGTGGACAATGTGGACAATGCCTTTTTAATCGATAGCCGTTAAGATACATATATATAGTATATCTTTATTTATAAACCTTAAGTTTAATTGTCCACATTGTCCACAAATAGCCTCAAGCTTTGATCTCATTGATAAAAAGCATGGACAATCTATCCATTTTTTAATGTCCACAAATAGTCCACATTATCCACATTGTAAAATAATGCTTGACAAAGTGTAAAACAATGCTTTACAATGGTTTTACGCGTGAATTGACGCGGCTTTTTAAATAAAAGGGGCTTAATTATGAATAGTTTTTATGTTGAATTACTGGACGATCATTCTAGGTGTGTAGTTGCTTCATATAATGTTGAAGCGATCGACGCTGAAAGCGCACTTGAAATGGCGCATGACTTATTTAATTTATCTCAAAATGAATACACTACTGAAAGGCCACAATAATGAAACGATCACACGTTTTTTGGTTTATTGTTAGCGCCGTATATTTTTACGGCGTGTTGTTTTTTCTTTTATCTTTATAAAAAGGGGTTTAAAAATGAGATTATCAAGCGATCAGAATAAGAAATATAAGGACTTTATTTTAAATAGTATTATCGATGACCCGCGCGAATTGGGTTATAACTTTAACTTTAACAAGTCATCAAACATAAACCAATCTAAGATTGATTTCTTTTTTAATCAATTTTATCAAGAATACCAATGGCAAATTGCGCGCGTTGGTGAATTGCAAGCCCTCATTGAATATTTGCAAGGCCTGCCATCTACTATTCATTTGCCTATTTATTATTATGACATTATTCAACTTGCTAAAAAGTTTGAATCAATACCGGAAAATGCAAGCGAAAAAGATCAAATGAAGATTTGCGAGAATTTTTATAACTTCATAGCTAACAAGCTTATTCAATTAAAAAGAAAAGGGGCGAAATAATGACACCGAGCGAATTAAAATATAATCACGAGCTATACAATGGCGGCAGTGAATTTTTTACCCGTGACACTATGCGCTTTTTTGGTGACACTATGCGCAATTATGGCGTAAAAGATAAGGGAACTTATTTCGAGTTATATCGTAAAAATCCGGTTAAACATGGCCTTAAAAATAGCGCGTATTTTGAAAAGTTATTATTTAAAAGAGTAAGCATAGATAATTAGTTTAATCTTTAAGCCCGTTATCTTAGCGGGCTTAGGGGCTTAAATTAAGCCGCTATTTTTAAACATTAAAAGGGGTTAAAAATGAAATTTCAAATAGACTTTGATATTTTAAAAGGTTTAAACGTATTAAGCGCCAAAAAAGATATTCGATACTATATGAATGGCGTTTTTATTGAAATAACACCAAAGGGCGCATATTTTGTCGCGACCGATGGCCACAAAATGGGTATATGGCATGAAAGCGAAATAACAGCGCCTGAAACTATATCACACGTTATTCCCAGCACATTGATCGATCAGGTTTCAAAGGTTATAAATAAAACGATCAACTTAGTTGATATTGATCTGCAGCCTATGATCGAAATTAATTATTTAAACAATGTATTTAAAGCGCCTGCGATTGATGGCAAATATCCTGATTTTCGCAGGGTCATACCTGAAACGCTATCGCATGAAATTGCACAATTTGATCCTGAATTTTTATCTCAGTTTTATAAATGCGCGGCCATTTTAAATGGTGTTAAAAAGCCAGATGTTGCGATCGGTCATAATGGCACGGGTAGCGGCTCAATTGTAGATATTCAAAATGGCAAATTCTTAGGGGTCATTATGCCTTATAAATCAAAGGCCGATTTTAGCACCTATAAAAAACCATTATGGGTTGATTATGCACCGGCGGCGGTTATTGAAGCGCCAGCGCCAGAACTTCAAGCGGCTTAGTATCATCTTTAAGCGCCTTGCGTTAAATGCAGGGCGTTTAGGGGTCAATATTGGCCTATTAAATAAAAGGGGTTTAATGATGGATAGCGATAGAATCAATGAATTAGTATCAGATAATCATCTATTTGATATGGCGGATCGTGTATTTTGGGAAGTCGTCAACTTTTTAGGTATAGAGGACGATTGCGTTGAACTTGATCCCGATACCGATGGCACGCGCAACACTGAACATGGCGCGCTTTTATATAATGTAATTGAAGCAGCGTTATTTAATAAGGATTAAGGTTATGGATTCAATTCTTAATGGCATGGCCTATATTTTAAATTATATAGGCCTATTCTTATGGGCGGTGATTATATATGTATTGATTATGGTCATCTATTATATTTAGATTCAATATATTTTTGGGGACGATTAAATTATGAATATTTTTAAGGAAATTGAAAAGGAAACCGCGAACTATTTAAAGCCTAAAACTGATAATTATTTCAAGTATAACTATTATCAATGGGCGACACCAAGAACGCTACTCGAAGCCAAACGATTCAATTTGGTTAAGGCATGGCGCAAACAAACTCAAAACATTAAACAAGGGAGCAATGTATGAGAACTTTTACCATAACAGCAAGTGAACGCGCAGTATATCAAACACAAATTGAAGCTGAAACACGCGAGGACGCCATGAAAGAATTTTATGATCGTATGTCATGGCTAGAACCCGCGGACTATCAAGATTTTCAAATTGATCATGTAGCAATGGGGGACACCAAATGAAACGATTTTTAGTGATAGCTGAAGTAAAAATTGATGACGCCGCATACGATCAAGTTATTGAATGGGGCGTTGAGCCAACTGATTATGTCACATCTATATTATGCGATCATGCACGCGATCGTGGCTTGATTATCAAAGCCAGAACGATTGAAACTGATTACAAAATATACGATCAAGTGAATCAATCCGCCGAAGTGATACAAAAAGATATGGCCTTCAATGAACTAGAATCCGAGATCATCTCTCATGCCTGCATCAACGGCAATTGCGAGGATTAGGCTATGTATATCGACTTTGATCCTGATGGGTATCTGAACTATGACAAAAAAACAACAAAATATAGGCGTATATGGCTTGGAATCAAGCTTTTGGTTGCGTTCAGCCTATTTTTATTGTTATTGTTAGTAACTCTTTAATACAAGTAAAAAGGTGGTATACATGACTGAAACCTTAGAGCTGGCGGCATCATGCCTAGCGGTTGCGTTATATGGTGAAGCAGGATCGAATTTTCATAATCAAGCTTCTATATATAACGTTATTATGAATAGATCAAACAATCGTATTGAAAAAGTATGCGACACGATCTATAAGAAACATCAATTTGAATATATTACCTTAACTCAACAGGGTAAAAGAGATTTTCCAAATAAGAAACAATTTTTGGAATATAAATTGATTGCAATTAAGTTTTTAACAAAACAAAAAGGATATAATATAAATCCCGTTGGCAGCGCAACCCATTTCCATGATACAAGGGTTAAGAATCCATGGGGCTATCCTTTGAAGTATGCGGTTAATAATTTAAGGTTCTATTAATATGGTCTATATGCCTACAATGTTTTTTCTTTATATTTATTTAGCTGTATTTATCATTGGCTTTGTTACAGGCTATATATTTGCTAAGGAAACGTTGTAGGTATGTCAAAAATCATTACAGTGCAGGTCGTATATGAAACGTATGCGTTCCTGCGCCGTATGCCACCTTTCAGCTCATGGGACTTACCACCGCCAAGCAAAATCATATTTGAAGTAAACAATGATCCTACTATATGCGGTGAATTTGATGTTGAACCACTCGTTATGCGTATCAGCACGCATCATCAAGAAACGTTTACCAATATGTTTAGGACTGTTGCACATGAGATGGTGCATCTACACCTATACTTAATCGGTAAAACACATTATGACAAACACGATAAAACATTTAGAAAAATTATGTTTGATTTCAATGATTTGTATGGGTATGATAGAAGGGAATTATAAACTTAAGGCATAAAATGACAATATTATCCGATGAAGAATTTTTAAAGTTATGGGAAGTGCATAAAGGATCACCAACGAAGATGTCTTTAGCAACAGGCGTGCCGTTAAGAATTATATATTCAAGACGCCGAAGATTAGAAGCAAAACATGGCATTGAAATTAAAGCTAGGACAGAAAAACCTTTTATTGAAAAGCATTCAGCACGGATCAACGTGCCTATTCAAGATGGCATAGCGCTTGTATTTAGTGACGCGCACTTCTGGGACTTAACACCTTCAACGGCTTATCGTGCCTTAACTTTATTTATAGAGAAGTTAAAGCCGCAATTAATCGTATGTAATGGCGACGCCTTTGATGGCGCATCTATATCGCGTCATGGACGTATAGGCTTTTTAGAAAATAGGCCGACAGTCATTGATGAATTAAAAGCGTGTAAGGCGATGCTAGGCAACATAGAAGATGTAGCTAAAAAGGTAAAGCCAACACCGGTATTGACGTGGACGTTAGGTAATCACGATGCACGTTTTGAAACCTATTTGGCAGCCGTAGCGCCGCAATTTGAGTTTGTTGATGGCTTCCATTTAAAAGATCATTTTCCTGCATGGCAACCATGTTGGGCTACATGGGTCAATGATGTATGTATTAAACATCGATGGAAGGGCGGCGTTCATGCTACGCATAACAATACGCTCGGTGCTGGTACTTCAATCGTCACAGGTCACTTGCACTCGTTAAAAGTTTCAGCTTATACCGACTATACCGGCACTCGATATGGTGTTGATACC